ATATTGACCGGGGGCTTAATCATAACAACTCCATTCCTAAGAAACAACGATTATAACATATTATAAAGGAAATGTCAAAGTCTTTCTATCTCAAAGTAATCGTAACGGAATGTGAAATCAGCAGTTGGGATTGAATCCGCATCTACCTTAGTGTCAAAGTTAACTATACCGATTGATGTAGGATGACAGTTAAGGAACTTAACACGAATGTTAGGGTTGTTGGCATTAGTATTGACTGTAAGATAACCATCAAAGTAAAGAGGTGTAGAGATATCTTTTCTAGTCTTTCTAGGATATTCTTCAAACGATGTTGGACGTGTCAGAGACTTGAGCCAACTATATGTTTCTTCCCATACACGTAGGTCCTCATCCATCAAAGCAGTAATGGTTAGTGGATCAAATCTTAGTTTCTCACCGTGTCTATATGTAGCACTAAATGGTGTAGGTATCTCAATCTCTGAAGTAGAGACTGAAGGTATCTGGACTGTCTGACAGAAATACTTTAAAAATGGTTTATCGGGGATGATAAACGTAAACTTCGTAAGTTGAAGTATAGAAGTATTTTCTGGTGTATTAGTTGTTAGTGCTTCAATAGTCATGGAGATATCCGTTTTACTAAATAGATGTGGGTCACAGGATTGCAGTCCTCACCCACTCTAATGCTGTAAAGGAGCACCAGCCTATGACTATTTATCATACTCACCACATCGTACCTCGACATATGGGAGGCACTGACGATCCCTCTAATCTCATAGAATTAACAATAGAAGAACACGCTTTAGCACATAAAGCATTGTGGGAAGAACACGGTAGTGAATACGACCACATTGCTTGGAGATGCTTGTCAGGTCTAATCACTGGAGAAGAAGCAAGAATAGAAGCGGTGAAGGTTGCTCTAAAAGGTGTTTCGAAACCTATAGAACAAAAAGAAAAAATGTCTGAATCTGCAAAAGAAAGATGGCAAAGAAAAGGTCAAAAAGAAAAACTTTCTAAAAAGATGAAAGGTAATGATTATGGTAAAGCGAATAAAGGAAGAACTTATAGTTGTGAATCATTAAATAAAATGTCTGTTGCCAAGAAGGGTAGGCGACAGAGAATATGTTCCTGTGTAATATGTCAAAAAGAAATCTCAGTGAGTAATGTAGAACAACACTATAGATGGAGACACAAAAAAGCCGGGGATTGACTCCCCGGCAGTTTTGCTTATACACTTATAAGTGTGTATAAGTATTTGATAAATCAGGTCAAATTTCTTACTCTGAAAATGCGATAGTAGATGTTGGTCTGACCAGCGACATCACGGGTTCCAACAACACCGTCACCAGCGGTGGTAGCAAATGGGTTTGCAACCATGCCGTAACGAGTCTTGAAGCCAATCTTTGGCTGGAAGGTATCCTGACCGATAGCACGAACCATCTGTAGTGGAACGTATGGGCAGTAGAATAGACCAGCGTCGAATGGTGATGCACCACGATAGCCGACGGTTACTAGTTCGTCGCCGTTTGCTGAACCACCGAAGTAAGGATCGATATAAACCTTAATGCGGCCGTGTAGCATACCAACGAAGGTATTACCAGTATCGTCAACTGTTAGGTCTGCTGACAACTGTGGGGTGTAAGAAAGAACACCAGCCATAGCCATGGCAGATGCAACGTCTGATGAAACGATCAGAACGTTACCCTTACCACGACGGGTTGCCTTAGCAATAGCGTTGGCTTCACGTTCAATGTGGAAAATTAGACCCTTGAACTTTTCAACTGACCAACGACCGTTTGAGTCGGTGTCAAGATCGAAAGTACCAGCAGTTGTAACACCATACTGAGCACCTAGGGTTGCAGAACGATAGATCGTGCGGATAACTTCACGATTGATTTCTGCTAGGATTTCAGTTGATAGGATGTTTGCTAGTTCTGTTTCAGCATCTAGGCCGTGAATGGCTTTAAGATCCTGAGCAAGTTCAGTGGTGTATTCTGCCTTGAGGGCACGTGACTTTGCAGTAACGGTAACCTTGTCAATGCTGAATGCCATTTCATTGAACATGTTGCTGGCAGCGTCACCAAGTGCTTCTGCCTGTGCTGTAGTCATGCCGGTACCAGTTGGGAATGAGTTACCAGCAAGTGTGGTGTCAGCAAATGGGTTGTTGTTTCCTGATGGATGAATACCATTTCCAAGACCAAATGCATTGTTCTCTGCTGAGAAGGCTGTATTTGCTTCGTTGAATAGGGCTTCTGTACCACCCATTGTCTTATACTTAGAACGCATAGCGAAGATTAGGCCGGTTGGACCGGTCATTGGCTGAACGCCGCAAACGTCATAAGCGATTAGATTTGGAAGGGCACGACGAACTAGTGAGATAAGAATTGGGTCGTATGAACCAATGTTAGTACCTGCACCGAGACCACCACCAGAGTTAGTTGGTGCTGCTTCGTTTAGTGTGCGGCTTTCCTCGGCCATTGCCTTTTCCTGATTCTCAAGAATAACGGCAGTAACAGCACGACGATAAGTGTCCTTAATAGGATTGAGACCAGAATGGTCCAGAACTGGGGACCACTTTGACTCTAGATTTTCTGTAAGATACATTTTAGTTTCCTTCTTTCTGTTTAACTAAATTAGTTTGGAAGACTTCTGCCAAGAGCCTTGACATAGTTTGCCATTGGACCTTCAAGAGTTGACTCAGCAATCATCTTTGGATCCTGGGACTCAACACGATCAAGAACTTCATCAGTCTTAACGGTTGTTGGGAAGTAATTCTCCCTTAGTGTTGAAATCTTTTCTGCGAACTCCTCGTCTGAAGTATAAGCAATGTTCTCAGCGAGACTTTTTAGTTTCTCTGCCTGAGTTGTTGTTAGGCCTTCACTTACAAGAGATACTATTTCATTCTTAACTGATTCGTTAAGAGCAGATGTTAGTTGAACATTGCGCTCAATTTCTTCATTAAGTTTTGATTCTAGTTCCTCTACAGTTGAGGATAGTTCTTCAACCACATTAACTGATTCCTCTGGAATGTCGATGTAGTGTTCAGCGAATAGTGACTTGAGGCCAGAAATAAATTCTTCTGTTAGTTCGCTACGTAGAGCGGACTCAACAGCGACTTCATTTTCCTCGATCCACTGTTCGACAACATAGTTTAGATAATTATCAACGTCTGAGGAAAGTTGTTCTGCAATTTCTGCAACACGTTCCTCTAGAGTTTCTGCATAAGCCTGTTCAAGTAGAGCAACTTCTTCTTCTAACTTTGCCTTAACGGCTGCTTCGAAGATTGTGGTTGCCTTAGCATGAAATTCTTCTGATAGGTTTTCACCTGCAAGAAGGGCATCCACATGCTCTGACATATCTATCTGGTAGTCTGCAACTGCTGATTCTTCGGTTGTTTCTTCGTCAAGAACTTCGCCCTCTTCTGAAACAAATTCAAAGTTTTCTTCGATTGCAGCAAGAATTTCTTCTTCGTCAAGACCGGCTTCAATGGCTTCGGCAATGAAATCTTCTAGTTCGTCTGAAAGTTCGATTTCTTCTTCCATGACTTCACCATCAACTTCTTCGTCTTCCTGAACTGACTGAGGCTGTGACTTTAGTTTCTTAATCTTTTCTGCGGCTACAGATGGCTTGCCGGCACGTGATGCGTCTTTACCAACATCAGCAGCAGCGGCAGCACCAAGGTTGCCAGATGGTAGTGATGTAGGTGTCTGACCACCAAGATCGTGCTCCTTGCCTTCAACATCAGAATTATCAGTTGAACCAGCACCGTTCTGTGAACGCTTCTTATCTTCTTTATACTTTGTGCCAGGACGCAAGGTCTTTGCGTTACCTGTTGATGCAGTAGAAGGGTCGACTGGATTTGGGTTTGAAACAGAACCATTACCCACGGATGGATAATTGATACCATAACCTTCTTCCAAAGTCTTTCCTTCTAGAACAGCCTTGGCTGCTTCTGTAAGTGACTTGTTAGACATAAGTAAGATACTCCTTTTCCTCTTATTTAGTATTTTCAAAGTTTTGACATGTAATTCTTGAAAATTTCCAAGGCTACATTCTCAATTTCGTTTTTAGACGCTTCTTTAATAAGTTTCTTAGCAGCATAATACTCTTGTTCTTTCCAACGACCATTTTCAAAAACCCATTCTTTACCTTCCATAATACCTTGAACAAATGCTGCTTCGCATGATGGATCTGCTACAATGTCTGCCGCTGTAGCCAACTTATAGTCGTCTTGAACTTGTTGATAACCATTGTGTGCCCTTAGAGACCCTACGCCTCTTGTTGACACAGCAAGATTTCCACCACCATCTAATAAACTCTTAACAATTTTACCGCTAGGAGTATCCAAAATTTTTGCTTTACCAATAAAATTTGTCCCATCTGGATGTAGTGAAGTAATAAGATGGGATACACGATCTAGGTTGATCTGTGGGTTCTCTGGGTGACCTAGTTCACCAAATGCTCTGTTCTTAGAAACGTATTCACGGTTATATCTGTCTGCCTCTTTAGCGAGGACATTCATTGGATATACACGATCATTACGGTTCCGCTTTTCAGCCTGCATGAAGATACCGGTGATAAAGTGGTTCTTGCCCCCTTTACCATCTTCTTCAACAAGATACTGAATGTCTGTAATTTCTTCTGTAATAAGTTTCATATTACTATTTATCCCTTTTTATTCCTCTAGTGGTCCAGTCATGCCTTTTGACAATGACTGACTCCATGCGTGAGCAGCGGCCTTGCCAACACCAGTTGCAACTCTGCCTGTATCAGTCTTTGCTGCTTGTTTTAATTTATGTCCAACAAGAGCACCAACTCTTTGTGCCGCAGTAACACGGCTAGATTTACGACCAGAACTTGTTCTTCCTGTCAAAACAGTTTTTAGTCCTTGACCAATAAGTCCTTTTGTAGTATCTTTTTTCTTTCTATACATCTGTCTGACAACTTGTTTCATACCAGATGTTGTTTCTCCACCCTTTTCAGGTTTCTTTGCAGAAACTCTCATGGACTCTGGTTTTCTTGGTGGCTCTCCACCGTCGGCTGCCTGTCGTTCAGCACCGGCCGCTGCTTGTGTAGCACGACCAATAGGTGTTCCACTTAAAGCACTTAAATCATTATTTTTACTTTCAGTAACTTCACCTGTTTTATGATAGTGTGTTACCTTTTTAATAAACTCTAATGACTTTAATGCTGGATGTGCTTGAAGATATCCTTTTTTTCTACGAGCCTCAATACCAGCCTTAGTCAACCCACCTGATGATGTTTTCTCATGCTCTGGTGCCTTTTGCTTCTTAGGCTTACCAGTCTTAGTTGGTACATCATGCATACCAAATGCTGGATGTTCTTTTCTATACTTTGCCCAATCGGCTTTAGTATTCTGACCTTTGAACTGTCCGGGCTTACCCTTAACAGGAGTAACGACCTCAGAAATCTCAATAGAACGCTTTATCTCATACAGTTTCTTCTCAAGGATAGTATCCATATGAGATTCAAATAACTTAGAAGCCTCAACATTATCACCAGTTAGAATGGATTCAACTAAGTCTCTCATCCGCCAAATCTCCCTGAGTTGAAGGCTGCTGGATCTCTTGCTTGACCCTGATCATAATCACGACCGTCTTTCTTGAGATCAATGAATAGTGTCCAAGTATCAGTTGCACCTGCTGTGCTAGAGAATAGAATATCACCAGTGCAGTTTGCTGTGTCTGGGATCTCGATTGTACCAGCGGTACTACCAGCATCAAAGTTATAATCGAATGGACCGTTACCAAATGTAACGATGGCATTATTAGAATTGCCACCCCACTTCAATGTAACAGAACCAGTTGATAGTTGTCCCTGACCCCAAACACGTTTAATAGCAACTCTATTGAGACGCTTTGGGTTTGATGTGCTAACAACACCAGTAGCGTTGATAGCATATGCTAGATTGGCAGCAACTACTAACGAAACGTTTGCATCTGTGCCACCAGAACCAACAACCTTGATAACTGAGTGTCTATTGGTATCTACTAATGTTTGTCGAGTTAATGTTGTTGCCATTGTTATTTCCTAATTGAGAAGTTTAATAGTTTCTTGAAGGATTCAAGGTCCTCGTTTAACATACTTTCAACAATCTTCTTGTTCTTAGCATTGACCGAATCGTAAACTTCAAGGATTCTTTTTGCCATACCTATATTTATGTCAACCTGTCTTTCATTGATTGTAAGTGTTTTAACTTCAACACCTTCATTGACCATCTTTCTCAGGTCTGACATTTTGTTTTCTTGCACTTGTTTCTGTTGTGATGTGATGTTTCTAGCCTGGGCAAGGTCTGCTTGTCCTAGTTTAGACTGTGTAGTAGCACCATATTTTGGCTTAGCCTTATCCCATGATGATCTCTTGCTGATACCAGAGCCGGCTGCTTTTTCTTGACCTAGTTTATGGGGATTGTCACCTAGTGGTTTAAGAACAAACTTACCAACTGCCTTAGCGACTTCCATGCCAGCATCAACCGCAGCAGCAGCCGCAGCAGGATTCTCATCCAATTGATCTTCATCCAATATAGATGACTCACTTAGATTTAGATTACCATCTGACCCAAATGGGATAGAAAGATACTTATTGACCATATTAGAGTAGTAGAGTGCAACGACCTGATTATTAGGGAACACTCTATACTGGACTCTACGGAAGATAAGCATAACAGGCATTTCCTTACTAGAAGGAATTGGTGATGCTTTTGATATCTTCTTTGATTTCTGCTTCTCAAAACCCTCAAGCATAAGTTCATCAGGAAGATTTTCGTCTACCTTTGCCAAAAATTTATCATTGTATTCTTCACGAATCTGCTTTAAGGTTTTCATATTGTAATCCTTTACTGTCCGAAATACTGAGAAGCAATGATTTTCTTGCGTTCTTCTAGTTTCTCTTGAGTCTTTTCTTGTAGTGCAACAAGCAAGTTTTCTTTCATCTCATTTAGGTTACCATCTAAGATGTTTTCGATTGCTTCGTTAACTATTACTTTGTTATCCATTTTAGTTTCCTCGTGTAATGAACTGTTATGATTTTCTTCCACTGATGTCAATCTTGATATGGCTCTTTGAATACCCTGTTGTCTCTTGGACCAGGTCTTCAAATCTGGCTTAGGACCGTGTAAGGACTTCTTGCGTGACTTGGCTGCTTTCTTTGTGTATGAACCAAGTGTTTCTGCTTCTAACTCGTTAATCTCTACTTCTTCTCTTGCGAGTTTATCAGCGGCTAGGTGAATACCATTTCTACGATTAGATACCTTGTTCAATGCCTTACCATACTTTTTATAGTTTTTATTAGTAACACCTTTTTTCTGATAAAACTCAGCATCACCCTGATGCTTTGCACGGCTATCAGAAGCCTTCTTGATGTAAGAAGCGAGAGTTGCTTTTTTCAACTCATCGTTTTGAACTTGTTCCTCACAGTTCCAACGGCGTAGTGCCTTGTTGATGTTTGAATCTGGATCTCTTGCAGTCTTAGCAGAAGTTAAACGGGCTTTCATTCCACTCATACGTGAACAGAATGACTTTCTACGTGCTGCTCTTTTACCAGATGGATTCTTTTCTGTAACAGCAGTCTGTAGTTTAGAACCTGGGTTCTCACGCTTATATGCATTAACTGCCTTCTGTGATAGTCCATCGGTTTTGTCTTTACGATTGACTGACTGCCAATCTTCCTTAACACTGGTCGGTTTCAACTGTGCTTCTGGTTTATATTTTTCACCAGATACGTTTGTCTGATATGTTTTTGGTGCAGTATCAGAACTACTTTGATAAGAGAACTTACCTTCTCCACCGCCTGCTTCTTTACGAGCAGCACCAAATGCTTGACCATGAGTAAAGTAATCTGGTCTTGATGGAGGTGTTGGAGCATCTACCTTTGGATTTTCTGGAGCCTTAGGTGCTTCTGATGCCTTAGGTGTTAGAACGTCTTTTTCATACTGGCTAACTGAACGGCCTTGTGAAGGTTGTTTCATTCTAGCAAATACGGTTGAAGTCTTTTCACCTTCTGAACCGTGTGAAGCAAAACTCTGATGACCTGCCTTATATGATGATGCCATCTTTTTGGCTAGCGGTTCGGCTGCTGCGGTAACTGCTGCGCCTTCTGGTCCACTCAATGCTCTTGCGGCTTTACCTACTGTAGCCATTACACTGGCGGCCTTAGGAACAATCTTCTTAGATGCTTCCTGACCTGCGGCTGACATACCCTTAACAACCGGACTTGTCTGCTTTGATGCTGCCATTCCCTTACCGACATTCATTGAACGGCTCTGGGAGTTAGGTGTAAATGATGATGAACCAGATGTGCTAGAAGGCTTTAGCTGACCACCTGCTCCCTGTGTTGATGGAGCGTTCTTAACACTACGCATAAATCTGGTGGGAACATTAGTGCTAGTTGGCTTCATCTGTCCGCCAGCACCTAGTGAGGCTCTTGCTGAACCTGTTCCTGATCTATACTCGGCACCTTTGACATGTGCGGTTGTGCCTCTTAGATTTACACGGCTTCTTGATGGCTTAGCAGACTGTTGATAACCAGACTGTGCTGTGTCCATATGCTGGGTTGCTGCTACTGTAACAGCATCTTCCTTAACAGGTTTAACCTTATTTACGTTAGTACCACCCTGCTTTGAGTTCTTATAGGTATTATCTTTCTCATCATTCTTAGTAGTGGTTTGTTTAGGCTTACCACCATAAAACTGTGCATTAGGATTACGGTCACCCAATTTAGTAAATGGACGCCCGATTAATGCCCAACCTTCCTCAACAGGAACACAGTTAGGAACCATCTTACCACCTTTTTTCTTTAGACCTTTGGCAGTATAACCTTTCCAGCAAGCACCTTTAAGATCGTTCTTTTCTTCGTTCATTTTCTTCCTCTTAACGTAGTCGTATGCTTTCTTAGCATAATGAACGCCTGTAGCACCCCAACCAGCGGCGCCAGGTAATGTAGTAGCGGCAGCAACAATATCTCTCTTAGGAGAACCACGACCTTCTGTTGCTTTACCAGCAACATCACCTAAAGTATATATGTTAGCAGCGGTAATACCGGCCATGACAGCCTTCTTTGCTTTCTCTAACTTCTTGCCTTCATCTACCGAATCATTCTTTCTTAGTTTTGGTGGAGGATCAGTAATTCCTACAGTACCAGGCATACCATCTTGCATCATGCTACCGAGTTCATTTAAAACATCTTCAGCAACAACTTTGTTAGTGTTGGTTGCAGTTGGATCATAAGATGAAAATCCCATAGCCTTCAAATGCTTATTGTGTTTATCTTTAATTAGTTTTAGTATGCTACCGTTTATGTCACTATAGGACATAGCATTATTTGTGGTATACTGTGATACAGGATCAACACCAGGATCACCAGTAACATATCCTAGACCACGAACAGCACCTGTTACGTTTTCTTCGTTCATTTCTATTGGAGATTTTTCCATCTTATGCAGTTTTTTATAGTAATCTGGTCTCTCAGCAATATGATCTCTGGCAATCTGTTTCGCCTTCTCTAAACTTTTTGTATGCTCTTGTTCTACCTTCGCACCTTTGTTAACAAGTTCAATCACCTTTGACATGGAAAGATTCCATTTCTTAGCGATTGCAGCGTATCCTGGTGTTCGAACGTCGATAGATTTAACAGACATGTTATTCCTTAATTATTACTTTGAGTATACCGTTTTCATTGATATGTGTAATCTTACCATCACCAGTGGCATATTGGTTATTACCCATATACAATAGACCTAAATCTCTTGCTTCTTCCGCAACTGTTTTCTTCTTGGCTGCTGGTTTCTTAGCGGGAGCAGCAGACTTCTTAGACTTGATCTTTTCTAGTTCGATCTTCTTATCCATCATCTTGGATTCGTGATCACGTCCTTGTGCTTCCGACTTAGATGGGCCTTGATCAGGACCAGTAATCTTGTCAACTTCTTTTTGTGTTTGTGCTTGTGCAATCTGCTGTGCAGCACCAAACTCAATCTGATTCTGCATATCCTGTTGCTGTTGAGCCTGCTGATCAATTGCCATCTGTTGCTGCTGTTGAGCAAGGATAGCATTATCTTCTTCCATCTGTGCATTGATTTCTTCAATGTCATCATCAGATTGATGTAGAATGTTCTTACGAACCCACAACGCAGAATAATACTTACCAACAAATGGATCGACTTTAATGAGTGTATCAAGACGAATGTTTAGAAGTTCTGCTTCTTTGATTTCATCGAAGTTGTTGTCCTTCTTAAAATCATACCAGATATCTTCTTTGATTTCTTTCCATTCATCTTCTGTGCAAACTTTCTTTAGAACAAGTTGAACACGAAGAAGATCATCAAATAGAGTAGCAAACTTGTTACGAAGTCTTTGAACAAACTTCATAAATTTGATTTCGTCTCTTGTGATTTCTGTGGTGCGACCTAGTGAGAACCCTTGATTCTGTTCTAGTCTTGAGATTGGAACACCAAGCGACTTGTATAGTTTGGTCTGGAAATACTTAACATCTTCTAGTTCACCAAGGTTACGTGCACCTTCTAGTGTAGAGATTTCGGTTCCTTTAGAACCTTCTCTACGTGGTAACCAGAAGTCTTCCAGCATTGATAGATGTTTGCGGTCGTCTTTGATTTCACCAGTATTAGAATCGTAAACTAACTTGTTACGATACTTAACCATGATATCACGGACATACTGCTCGGCTTTAACTGTTGGCATATTACCAACGTCGATATAGAACACTCTACGCTCAGGAGCACGACTTAGACGATAGATAACAGTTGCGTCCTCAACCATGCGTAGGTTGTTGAATGGTTTGATTGCCTTGTGTAGATAAGAAAGAACCATAGTCTGTTTAGGATCCATTAGACCCGAGTTAACGTTGACTACAGAATCTATAGCAATCTTTGAGCCTAGATTAGTGCCTGCACCAATCATACCCTTTTCGTTATAAAGGTAATACTCAATCTGTTTTTTGATTAGTTCGATGCCTGTCTGAGGGTCACGCATCTTTTGAATTTCACGTATCTTACGGATACGGCGGGGATCGATATATCTGATTTCTTGAATACCGGCTTCTAACATTGCATCATCTAATACTAAGTGGTAGAATAGTCTACCATCAATGTACCAACGACGGAAGATTTCATGCCCCATATTACTAAAGTTAAGCATCTTTAAGAGTAGATCAAATTCTTCTTCAATGATCTTCTTTACTTTAGCGGGTGCTTTAACATCATCTAGATTAATCTCTACTGACTTACCACCATCTTCATGAACAATTGCTTCATTGACGATTTCGTCCAAAGCACTTTCTGTTTCCGGTTGAATGGCAAGTTCACGATACTTAGTGATAAGTTGCGTTTCATTTCTGAATGTACCATCAAGGTCTACATATGTACCATAATAACCGGCACCAGCAACAGTGACAGCACCATCCTCATTTTGAGGTAGTGCGAATGTCTTTGTCTTGGGTCCGTTTAAATTTAGGTCCGTTTTATCCTTTTCGGGCGAACCTATCTCAAATCCAAATAAACGCAAATCACTATCCTTTTCTGTGATAGAAGGCCGGGGATTAACCCCGGCCAGTTAGTAGTATTTAGAAAGCCTGCATTAGAGATCCAGATGAGCCGGAGGCGTCTGTTGTCTCTATTGTTTCCCACCACTGGTAGGCAAACGTAACAGCAAATTCTTCAACATTGTCTGCACCCCAATCAAGGTCAATAGCAGAAACGTCAGTTGGAAAAGCACCAACAATTCTATACTGCTTAATTGGCTCACCGATCTTACTATACTGTGTAACGACGGCATCTTGCTGATAGCCACCGTCACCAGAAATCAAGGCTGGCATACGTAGATTGCTGACATGTGAATTAATGCCAGACATCCAACGCTCGAAAGAGTTTCTGATGGTGAAATCTTCATCGTTGATAACAGTGAATGACCAATCTGGAAATGTTCTGTTACCAGCGATTTTGATTTCACGACCGAAGTAGTTGAGACCGATAGAGGAGATTGAATCACCGGGTAGTGATGTTG